CACATGAACCCAATCAGGTTTCTCTTTATTACCGAACTCCCAAATTAATTGGTCGTAATCAAGACTTTCCTTTATGTAATTAAAGATGTCAGTATTACTAACCTCTCCACCATGACCATCCATATCTATATCAGCCGCACGGCCCTTGCAATGATCTGAATTTAAACTGCCTCCAATGAAATGATTAAGGTCAGAACTTCTGTATCCACTAGAAATATTAATTGGGCCAAACTTAGCCCTTATAGGTTCTAATACTTTCTCGCATAATGTTTTGATATTCTCTAGGTGTTCAGGTGTTGGCATATTACTAACTCCTTCACGCTTTGCTGATTCACTCCTGGTGAACTCACATAAATCAAAATGGGCTGATAACTTCATAACTATTTTTTAAATACTTTCTCTACTGTTGTTAAGCCTAAACAACCGAATGCTAACAAAGCTACTGATTCTACAAGTATTGTTGCAGGGGCAGTATGTTCATCACTAAAACTATTGTGGTACATAGTAACACACAATGCTATAACGCATAACAAACCACATAATCTTAATCTTCCGTTATCTTCTGTAAAAAATTGCTTCATCTTATTTCTTTTTAGGAGCCTTTTTTAATGGGGCTTTACTTTCTTTTTTAAATCTAATAAACATTATTAAAATCAAAATTGTAATACATAAACTATAAATATAAATATTAAGAAATAGGCCTTCTCTTTCTAGTTTTTCATTTGCATCATTTGACATAATTGTCCTTAAAGAATCTATATTTTTAAATATTTTGTCTTTGTAGTCTATGTACAAAGGCGTAAAAAATGCTTTATTATCCATTTGCTTAAAAGCAGGGTTCTCTATTTGGTTGGCAAGTTCATTACTAAGCCTTAACCCTTGATTATAATATTTTAAGGCTTTATCATCTAAAACGAACTTTTTAAGTTTTCTATTGTTTAAATGATTATTAAATTGGTTTAAAAAGCTAGTATCTTTTGTAGATGTATATGCAATCGCATAATAAGTAAGTGAATCTGTAGAGGTTCTTAGGTAGTAGCTAATTTTTTTGCCATAATCTAATTGTACTTGTGCATTTTCTATTTCCTTAATAGATGCCATTGATAGTATAACGATAATTGCAACTGGTATTGATATTACCCAAAATTTGTTTTTGATAGCATTTTGTATCATCTTTTAGGTTTTTTAACTGACTTTTTAGTTGGTATTTTATGTGGAGTAACAGTAGTTTTAGGCACTACTTTATCCTTTAGTACTTTAGTTAAAAGTAATTCTACTCCTTTTAGCCCTAAAAAACCTAATAAAAAAGCTATTGAAAATTGATAATTAACCTTTGTTACGGCAAACATATCCGATGCTACAGGTGTTAAATAGTTAGCTGAGGCTACTCCTGCAAATATGGAGGTAACCGATTTTCTTAAATCCATAGCAGCATCTTTACCCACCATTAATACCGATCCAAATAATCCTGCTACCGACATACCGATATTAATACCCAAATCCTGTAACAATTCCTTCATTACTTTCCTATTTTTAAGTAGATACCACCAGAGTACCCAATATTGTAATTTTTACTAATATCTACGCTAAGGCCTATTA